AAGAGAGACTTGTTTGTTTTCATTTTTCTTTAAGTACGCATAAATTTTGCTGATTTTCTTCCCGTTCTGAGGTGCAGAGGTCACGTCAAATACAATGTATTTAACTTCTGGATCAGCCTGATATGCAAAGATAAGGTACTGACGGACAATTTTCGTTTTCTTCTTCTGTGCTGACCCTCCAAGCGCCGCGCCGATTGGGCCAAGTAAAATACCGCCCGCGATTGCGCCGCCGACGCTTGAAACGTATTGGGTCTGGATATCCTGCGGTGTCATAACAGACACATCGATTAGCTTTTCTGGCGAAAGCGTAAATGTTTGTCCGCTCGCTGAAAATGAAATAGATTCTGGGGAGCACATGGCGGAGCAGATAGACCCCGCTGCAAGGTCAAGCCCGCCGACAAGTTGTAGCTTGCACTTTACTGTTTGGATTTTAATCTTTTCGTCATAAGTCTGCGGTACGGCTTTATTAACGGCCAGAATCCCTAATGGGATAGGTATTGTTAGAAGGGCAACGCCAACCCATACTGGCATAGTTTCTTGGCCTTCTGGCGTTGTAGCAACTCCTACAATTAGGATCAAAAGAAACGATGCAAAGAAGACAACAAGGAATAACAAGGTTCTTTTCAATGCTTTCATTCTATTTCCCTCCCATTAAATACGGTTCTTTTACCATATCACAGCAAAAAACTAAAAGCAAGGTGGTGATTTTATGGCAGCGGACGGTTCGGTAGTTTTCAGCGTTGATCTGGACGACAAAGACGCTCAAAAAGAACTGAATAAACTGGTTAAAAAAATCGACACGCTTAACGATAAAATTTACCAGAAACAGCAAGACAAAATGCCGCTGGCAAAGCAGTCGGCAGAAATCGCGGCAAATCTCGATGCGGCAAAAGCGACGCTTGATTCAATGCACAGCGGCAAAGAGTTTTTTACGGCGGATTCCATCAAGGCACAGGAAAGCACTGTGAAATCTTTGCAAAAAGAGTATGACGCCGTTACAGCTAAAGTTGAGAAGATGGACGCTTCAATTCAGTCCGATACGGCAAATCTCGATAAGATGAAGACAAAAGCGGGGGAGCTTTCCGAAAAAATCTCCAGCACAAAAAACGGTGTTTTCGGGATGGGTGAGGCGACTAAAAAAGCCGACGAATACATGTCCCGCTTCGTTAACCGAGTAAAGAAGCTCGCTCTCAGGGCGTTTGTGTTTACTCTTATTACAAGGGCATTATCCGTTGTTCGTGATTATGTCTGGAAAGTCATCCAAGTAAATGACGAAGCCGCAAAAGCTATTGGACGCTTAAAGGGCGCGTTGCTCACTTTGGCACAACCGCTATTAAGTGTAATTGTTCCCGCCTTTACAGCGCTTGTGAACATCCTTACAAAGGTTATCAGCGTTATTGCAAACATTGTATCGATGCTTTTTGGAACAACGGCAAAAAAATCAGAAGCGGCGGCAAAAGGACTTTATAAAGAAGCAGATGCTATCGGTAGCGTCGGTTCGGCGGCAAAAGAAGCAAAAGGGAATCTTGCAAGTTTTGATGAGATCAACACTCTGTCGAGTTCAAGTGGCGGTGGCGGCGCTGCGGCTGCACTTGCAGATCGGCTTTCTCCCGTGTTTGAACAGTTTACGACCGACGAGTACAAAGCAAAGATCGACGAGCTTACGGCATACCTTAGCGGCGCGCTTTTAGCTCTTGGCGCAATTCTGTGTTTTTCCGGCGCAAATATCCCCCTCGGAATCGCACTTATGGCGGCGGGCGCGATTGGGCTTGTTACACTTATTAAAGAAAACTGGAACGCAATGTCTGACCGCCTTAGAGCTGCACTGACAAATGTGCTTTCGGTGCTGGGCCTTTTTGCCCTCGCCATTGGTGCAATTTTGTGTTTATCTGGCGCAAACATCCCCCTCGGCATTGGGCTTATGCTGGCAGGCGCGGCTATGCTGGGAACGGCAGTCGCCTTGAACTGGAATGCAGTAAACGACAAAACAAAAAATACATTGTCGGCCTTAATGATGGCGCTCGGAATGACCTTGCTTGCCATCGGCGCAGTGCTTTGCTTTTCGGGAGCAAACTTACCTCTCGGTATTGGGTTAATGATTGCGGGTGCAGCATCTATTGCGGCGTCGGTCGCCATGAACTGGAACACAGCCCCCGAAAAGACAAAAGCCGCAATCAAATCTCTTATGGGTTCGATTGGCGTCTCGCTTATCGCTATCGGTGCGGTTCTGTGTTTCTCCGGCGCAAATCTTCCACTTGGCATTGGGATGATGATTGCTGGCGGCGCGGCTATTGCCGCTGCATCTGATCTGGATTGGAGTGCACTTCTTACCAAGCTTAAAGAAATGTGGCAGAACATTAAACAGTGGTGGAATACCAGCGTTTCGAAGTTTTTTACTGCTGATTACTGGAAAGCGTTAGGTCGAAGGATTATTGACGGCCTTTTGTCCGGCTTAAAAGCCGCATGGGAGAGCGTAAAAACGTGGGTGGCTAATGCCGTTAGCTGGTTTGGCAACAAATTTGTTGAAGCGCAGAATTCTATTGCAAAATCGAATTCTGGCCGAAGCGGAGGATTTGGAGCCAGAAGTGGCGGCTTTGGAAGTCCTTCTCGCGCTCCTTCGATTAGCCGTGTCTCCGCTCCTGCATTGGCTCGCGGTGCAGTCATCCCACCCAACAAGGAATTTCTCGCTGTACTAGGCGACCAGAAGAGCGGAACGAACATCGAAACGCCGCTTGCAACGATGGTCGAAGCATTTAAGCAGGCTATGGCGGAATCCGGCGGCGGTGCAACCACTGTTGTTATCCAGCTTGACGGGAAAGAAATCGCACGCAGCACCGTGAAGAATATCAACAACATGACACGCGCGGCGGGTAAGCCCGTGCTGCTGTACTAAGGAGGGGTAACATGGAAGTCCTTATTATCAACGGCACGGACTACTCCGATGCTATCGCCACAAAGGGCTATGGGTGGAGCCGCAACGACCTCGACAGCGACAAGACCACCCGCACCAAAGATGGGAAAATGCGGCGCGATAAGATCACCACCAAGCGGAAACTGAGTTATACAACGCGCTCTATGCCTCGCGATAAGCTGGCAAAGCTCGATGATGATCTCAATAAAACAACGTGTACGGTCAAGTATCTTGACTTGCACGGAGTTCGAACCAGCACGTTTTACTGTTCGTCGATGGAATGCACGCTCGAGGAAGCAGCGGACGACAATGAGGTGTGGGGCGGCGCGACGTTTAATTTGATCGAGGTGTGATATGGGGCAGACAACAAGTGCGCTGTGGCGCGAGCTGCTCCACAAGCCCGGCACAGAACGAGAGTACAAATTCGACGTTGCGGGCACGGAATATGGCAAAGACGCGGAGGTTTCCCATTCTGTCGAATCGCAGTTGTTTGAAGAATTCGGCATCGGAAACGCCTGCTGCGCAACATTAAAATTGGCACTCTATGCGGACAACGTACCGCGCGCCGCGACGATCAAGCGTTATCTCAGGCTTGTTAATGGCAGTCAGGCGACAGACTGGATACCAAAAGGCGTGTTTTTTACCAACCGCCGTTCCTGCGATGGATATTATTGGGAACTCGAAGCATACGACGCTATGAGAAAGGCTGACGTTGTGTGGAAGCCAGACCAGTCGCTTAACTTCCCGATGACTATGCCTGACGCTGTAAACATCTTTTGCCAGTTGATGGGCGTGGAGCTGGACAGCCGCACAGTGCTCAATAGCTCATATACCATCGACTACCCCGCAAATGATTACACCATCCGCAATGAGCTATGTTTTATCGCAGCGGCGCACGGCGGGAACTGGATTATTACCGATGCAGGGAAACTGTTACTTATTCCGTTGTTGTCCATGCCGAGCGAGACAAACTATCTCATTACAGAAGCGGGCAGCGCTATCACGTTTGGAGGGGTGAGGATTCTTGTCTGATAAATATTACGTCGGCGGCGACATTACAAGCTTTGCCGACAATGGCAAGTATAAGCCTATCTCCCGTGTGACGCTGCTTGTGGATGACGAGAACAGTTTGACGGCGGGCGATGATACCGGCATGGAAGTTATTGCAAGCTGCCCTCACGCAACGCAGCCAATGGTAAATGCTTTGCTGCAAACCATGAAAGGCTACCGGTATCAGGCTTACGAAGCAGGCGCAGCAAACATCGATCCAGCGGCAGAGTTGGGAGATGGTGTGACGGTTGGTGGCATTTATTCGCCACTGTCTAAACTCTCTGATGATGGGCGCGGATACTCGGGTATTTCTTCCCCCGGAGAAGCGGAGATGGAAGACGAATACCCATCTGATGGGTACATCACGCAGGAGTTCAACCGCAAGATTGCCGAAACCCGCTCGCTCATCACCAAGACCAGCGAGGCGATCATGCTCAAGGTCGAGGGCATC